TCGCCGAACCCGCACCGCTCGAGCCCCACGAAGTCATGGTTCGCTTCCGCGCGCTGCACCTGCAGCGCTTCAAGCTGGACCCGCACACCGGGGGCCCCAGCACGATCGGTTTCGCCGAACGGCTGCAGAGCACGGCGGGTGCGCGCGGCCGCGACCCCTTCGACCTGCTGGACGAAGTCTTCGGGCGCTGGGCCGAACGCTACGGCGGGCAGCGTGGCGACCGGATCGATCGGTCGCACCCGTATGCCAGCTTCTGCGCCAAGTTTGGCGACCTGGTCGATCAGCGAAGCGCCCAGCCTGCGCGCGCATCGGTCGCGCTGTACGCCGAAAGCCGCGCCGCGCTGCTGGCTGGCGATCAGGACCGCTGGCGGGCGCTGGCGCTGCAGGCACAAGCCGCGAAGGCCGACGAACAGGCCGCAGCAGCAGCGGGGGCCAAATGAGCTCGCCCAAGCCGCTGACGATCCGCGAAAACCTGGACCTGATCGGGATCGCGACCGATGCGGCCGCGCCGAAGCTGACGGCTCTCGATGCGCGGTTTGCGCTGATGTCCGACGTCGTCCACACGCTGCACGACCGAAAGCCGGTCGATGGGCCGATCGACAATGACGGGGTCCCATTCCACGCGCCGATCGTGATGGGGCTGATCGGGCTGCCCGAGGCCGATCTGGCGCTGGCCCTGGGCGATGCCGACGCGCGCCAGCAGTTCGCCGGGTGGCGCGTCGCGGTGACGAACGCAGAAGCGCGCGATGCGCGAGAGCTGCTGGTGCTGGGGGAAGCGGTGCGCTTCTTCGTGGATCAGAGGGGCAGCGCGACCGACCCCGAATCGGTCGACGCGTATCTGGGCATCCTGGGCGAATGGCTGAACAGCGTCTGGCGCACCGATGTGCCGCTGCGATCGGACCTTCGCAGATGGGCGCAGCGACGCACCCGCAGGTATGACCTATGCCCGAAGGAATGGCGCACGATGCAGGTGCGGGAAGGCAAGTGAACCGATGAACGAAAACGATCGACCGATCCACGACCAGCCGGACGTTCCGGACTACACACCGCTCAAGCCGAAGCCAACGCGCTGGTTTGAAGTGCAGGCGCCACGGGTGATCACGATGGTGCCCCAGGTGCTTTCGCTGGGCGCATACGTGCGCAGGGAGAATCAACGCAGCCCGTTGCGCGCACTGGTCACCGTGGACTTCTACGGTGCAGATGGCGACTGGCTGCACCTATCGATCTCGCGGTCATCGCGGCTGCCGACGTGGGCAGACTTGTGCGCTGCGCGTGATGAGCTCGGCTACGCCGACCGAACGCTGTGCAAGCTGCTTCCGCCAGCCACGCACTGGCTGAACGTGCACGAGTACACGCTTCACCTGTTCTGCCGACTGGACGGCGAAACGGTCCCGCGCGTGCTGTGGGATCAGATCGGCTGCGACGGGCAGAACTACCGCAAGCCAGCGCCGTTCGGGGGGGCTGGTCGATGACGTTGACCCATGGCGATCTCGATGCAGTGCCGCCTGGGGGCTGGCCGCTGTTCGTCACGCGTCGGCTGCTGGACTACCGCGCCCGCAAGGGCTTCTGCGCGGTCACGATGGCGACCTGCGCCGAGCGCGTGCTGGCGCTGGGGCGCGAGATCCACGAACTGACGATCGCGATCCACGAAGGGATGCGTTCGTCTTCGGTGACCCATGCGATGCGCATGGAAATGGCCGACGTAGCCAACTACGCGCTTACGCTGCACTGGGATCTATTCGGCGAAACGATGCTCATCGATGCGCCCTATCATGGGGGGCCGCGCAAGTCGGGCGAGCCTGCGACGCTGACGTCCGCGCTTCGCGCAGATCACGCCACGATCGTGCAAGGGCTGCAGTGCGGCGATCAGGGGCTGGTGCAGGCTGGCCTGGCGCGTTTGCTGGCGTCGCTGCTGGACCTTCGAACGCGCGTGCTGGCTGCGCCTGGAACGCTGGCGGTCGATTGTCTGCGCAAGATCGACCTGATGGCGGATCGTCCGCCGATGCACGGGAAGAAGTCGCCGCGATGGTGAGAGCATCAGCGGATCTGCGCCTGGAAGCGATGATCTTCTATGCCGTGCTGACGTTGTCGGTCGTCGCCGACATCTGGCTTCTAGGCAAGCTGGCCCAGGTCACCCAGCAGCGCGATCGCTGCCTCGAGCATCACCCACGGGTGCGGCGATGATGGCGCGCGTGCGCACGATGCGGGGCCGTGCATTGCCCATGAAGCGCAAGCGACCGAGGCCAGCGGCTTCGCCGGTCGCGCACGACTGCGTGATCCTGGCCATCGATGCGGCGGAAACGTCTGGCTGGGCCATCTTCGTCGCAGGCGAGCTTCGCGCCTTCGGCGAATGTCACATGCTGCGCGACCCGTCGATGGTCGCCGACATCTGTCTGCGGGCGACCACTGCGGCGATGCGGCTGAAGCTGCATGCAGTGCTGGTGTATGAACGCCCGTTCGGCGGCACGATGCAGGGGCAGTATCAGGGGGCCTGGAAGATGTCGTTCGTCGAAGCGGGCGGCAAGATCGGCAAGATGGTCGGCGTCTACCCTGCGACCTGGCGAACGCGCGTGCTGGGCCCAGGCTGGGGCTTCAAGCGACGCGACCAGACGCGCGCCTTCGAGCAAGCGGTCGCGTCGCGACTGGTCGCGCGCAGCCCATCGGTGATCATCGACGCGCACCATCCAGGCCCCGATGCCAGCGCGGCGATCTGCATCGGCATGTGGTCACGACTGGCGGGCGAAATAGGGCGCAAGCTCGGGAAGCGAAAACCAACATGACCGAACATCGAAGCGCCAAACGGGCCAGCGTGACCTTCAGCGAACGCGAGGTCGAATGGCTCGATCAGGTGTGCCGGCGGATGATGACCGACGGGGATCTGTCCGTGCTGCGCCGGGACGAAGCGCTGCGCATCCTGGCGCCGAAGGTTCAGCGCATGCTGCGCAGCGTGCAGCCCGACGACGAAGGGGCAGCCGACACATGACCAGCTTCGCGGACATCTTCGATCAGGTCTTCACGGCGCGAGGTATCGCGCGCAAGCGCGCCGTGATGACCGTCTACGTGCAGGCTGACGTGTCGGCGCAGACCATCGAACGCGCGATCAGCGGGTTTCGGATCACGCCCGAAAGCGCGGACAAGCTCAAGGCGTGGGCATTCGTCCATCACGGCATCGATGATCTGGACTCCGACAGCTTGATCCGGGCACCGCGCAAGTCGCGCAAGAGCCCCAGGGGGGCCGATGTCTGAAGCGAAGAAGGCGGATGCAATCCTTGCAGCTGGGACCTTCCCGCTGCCCTACGTGCAGCGCGGCATGATGCTCCGGCATGTCGGGCCCGATGACCGCTGGTGGCGCGTGTCGCAGCTCTACCAGTCCGGCGATCGGGTGTTCGTCGTGCTGGTCAGGGAGCACGCGCAGGGTCCGGCTGTGCGCGAAGTCGTCAACACCCAGGTGCGTTCCGAATGGATGCTCGTTCGCGACTTCGATCCAGCGGGGGCCCCATGATCGCGCCGCGCGATCCGTTCGGCGAACCGCCGATCCGCGAGGGCCGATACGGCGCGCCCATCTGCGCCCTGCATGGCTGGGTGCATGATCAAGCAGCGCCAGTGCCCATACAGAACTTGTGCCGCACGTGCGTGCGTCTTCGCGATGCCGCTGCACACAACATCTGGATCGCGCTGATGATCGCCGCGGCCGCGCGCATGGGCGAACGGCGCGGGAAGATCATCGGGATGGACGTAGCGCTGCGCAGTCCGGAGATCGCGCAGCACATGGTGCAGTGGGGGGAATCGCTGGGGCGTATTCAGGACCCATGGGACGACCTAGTGAAATCGATGGGGACCATCGTTTCGAGAAACGACGACTGACCAGAAGGAGGCGAAAACATGGCGTGTGATCCCATTGTGAACGCATCAGGACAGGTGATCGGCTTCGCGTGCAGCAGGACGAGCTCAAGGCGTCGATGCGCATGCGGGGGCAATGCAGACAAGCTTTGCGACTATCCGCTGCAGGGTCGCAAGGCTGAGCAGACCTGCGACCGGCCCATCTGCAAGCGCTGCGCCGTCAGCCGGCGCGTCGGCGGCGATATCGTCGACTACTGCCAGACGCACGCGCGCCTGGCAGCAGATGAAGTGCGGCGGAAACTATCGAGTGTTTCCGCCGCACGGCAGGTCGAGCCGGGCGGGGGCGACGATGTCCGCTGACCGCAAGATCCGCGTGATCATCGAAAGCCCCTATGCGGCGAACGAACGCACAACGGTGATCCAGAACCGCGGCTATGCGCGCGCGGCGCTGCTCGATTCGCTGACGCGCGGCGAAGCCCCGATCGCATCGCACCTGCTGTATACCCAGGTGCTGAACGACCAGGTACCGCTCGAGCGGACGATGGGGATCGAAGCGGGTCTGGCGTGGGGGCAAGTCGCGGAGCTGACCGCGGTCTATGCCGACCTGGGGATCACGCCTGGAATGCAGAAGGGTATCGACCGCGCGACCAGCGAAGGCCGCACCGTCGAAATCCGCTACCTGCTGCGGGCGGGCGGGGGCGACGATGCCGGCTGATCCCCCGTATGAACGCATGGGCCGTTTGCAGCTGATCGCCATGTGCCGAGAGCTGCGCGCCGTCATCAATCGCGCCGAACCGATGCGCTGGGCGTCGCAGGCCGATGTGCGGGCCGCTGGCGAATGGTATTCGCACGCAGCGCGGGCGCTTCACTACCTGCGGGATCTCGACCTGGACCATTTCCCGCTGGCCTACTTCTTCGGCTGCTGGGACGACATCGGCCATCACCTGCGCAAGCCTAGCGGCGCGATGGTGGGCGGCGACGAAGCCGCCCGCGAGCTCGGGCCCGACTGGCGGATCATCGATGGCGGCCTGGTGGCATGGGATCGTCCCAGCGATTGGCTCTTCGGCACCGGTCGCGGGCGGCTGCACGGCGATTGGACCTACCTTGCGCGATCCGACAACACGATCGACAAGCGGCACGGTTCCCATTCGACGTTCCTGATCGAAGGGATCTGGGGGCTGCGCGAAATGAGCGATCTCTGCTGGTACGCGTTCCCAAGGATCTGCGCCCGCGTAGGCCTCGAGCGGTTCCCATGACGCTGGTGCAGCAAACGAAGGTCGATGGCGTGCACGCTGCCGCGGTGTTCTCCGAATGCGGCCTGTACCGCTTTTCGCTGTCCCGTCACTGGGGCCCGTCACTGGGAAGCCGCGTGCTGTTCCTGATGCTGAACCCCAGCACAGCGACCGCGCAGGTGCCCGATCCGACCGTCACCAGGTGCATTCGCTTCGCGCGCGCCTGGCAGTTCTCCGGGGTCAACGTGGCGAACATCTTCGCGCTGCGTTCGACCGATCCAGGGGGCCTGCTGCGCACTGATGATCCGGTCGGACCGACGAACGATGAATGGATCGTCAAGCTGGCCAGCGAAAGCGACCAGGTCATCTGCGCCTGGGGCTCGCCTAGCTTCAAAGCGCTTCGCAAGCTGGTCGAAGATCGCGCCCAGCATGTCGCGACGCTGCTGAACGGTCGCCCCTTGCATTGCCTCGGGATGGCGAAGTCAGGGGCCCCCAGACACCCGCTGTATCTGCGATCGGACGCGCGGCGCATCCGGTGGCCGGCATGACCGTCGCGCGCCAGCCGATGCCGCTACGCCTCGAGGCCGATCTTGACTGGTATTTCGGCGCTGGGCAGACGCTGAACGAACGATCGCCCTTTGGCGCCATCCTGGACCGCCAGGCCCTGTATCACGTGCCCAGGCACATCGACCCCGAGCTGTTCCGCGCGCAGCTGGACCGCAAGCCCCACGAACCGCCCCCAGGGGCGCTGACCGCCCGCCCGCGCGGCGGGTCGGAGCCCGCCAGCGGGAACAGTCCCGAAGAGGGGCTGATCCGCCGCTACGCGCACATTTCCCGGCTGCTGAAGCGGCTGGGCCAGCAAGACGCCGATGCGGTGCTCATCCTGGCGGCGTACTACGGCGACCAGGGGGCCCGCTGGGGCCGCACGCCGCATGGGCGGCTGTTCGCCTTGCTGCCGCTGACGCCCGCCGGGATGCAGCTGCTACGGCGGTCGCGCAAGCGTGCCAGGGCTGTGGATCTGGGCTTGAGCTCGGCCGAACAGCTGGGCGTGGAGGTCGAAGTGCAAGCCGTGCAGCCGCACGCCTGGCGCACCTTGCTGATCGAGCAAGCAAAGCGGCAAGCGTGGACCGCCTACGCGGGCGCCTGTAGGCTATTCGCGGAGGTCGCGCATGGGGGGACGGATCTTGACGACCGCTGAGATCGCCACGGTCCTTCAATGGGACACGCAGAAGACCCGCCGCTGGCTGCAGCGTGCAGGCGCGACGACGAAGGTGGGCTCGCGCTACGTCACGACACCGCGCCAGCTGGCCGCGAACTGGCCCGATCTGTGGGCCGAGATCATGTGCGACGTCGGCGACGAGCGGCCGCTGTGACCTATCAGCTGTTCGTGTCGGGGCCGTCCGCAAGCGTGGACACGCTGCTGCAGCTGCTGGGCACTGATGATGGGGCTTGCGACTTCAAAGCCCTGGATCCATCTGCGGACGATCCGCTTGATCTGCAGTGCCTAGACCTGCATCAGAGCTCGGAAACGATCTCGGGCTTTCTGCTGTCCTTCACGATGTCCGCCGCGCCGATGGGCGTTTGCGACGCGATCGTCGCCAGGTTCGACGACCTGCAGGCCTGGGTCGGGCCGGAAGATCCTTGCAACGAAGGCCCGACACCGTGATAGCGTCGGGCCTTCGTTGCGCCGTGCTAGGGCCATGGGCGGGCGGCTTTCTTCCGAGGCCGCCCGCCCGCTTTTATCCGCCGCGCGTCCCGCAGTAGCCAGTCATCTGCCACTGGATGACTGGCTCTCCAGGCTCGAACGTCACGCCACCGGCGATCTGGTAGCCACGTTCGAAGTATTCATGGCTGATCAGCAGGTCGGGGAACGCGATCGCCAGTGCTGCCGTGACCGGCAGCGATGGGCCCCACGCCGTCTGAAACGTCACGCAGAGCCCGCCGTAGTCGCGCCGCAGGACTTCATAGGCGCCCCATTTCGTGCCCCAGTGCTGGGTGCGCCATTCGAAGCCGCCGCTGTTGAAGCCGTTCTTGTCGTCGCCCCATTTCGCGATGAAGGCCTGCTGGGCTGCGTCGTCCTTCAGCTGGTAGTCACGACCGAAGGCCCGAATGTGCTCGGCGTCGCGCACCTGGTAGATCGCGGGCTCGGGGATCACCGCATGGAAGTCGAAGACGCCGCGATCGATCCCGACGAGATCGATCAGCTGCTGCACGCGGTCTGCCGCGCCGCTGACGTACAGGTCATTGTGGCAATGGTTCGGCATGTCATCGCAGCTCCGGCAGAAGGGTCAGCAGCGCTTCGAGCATTTCGGCGGCGCGCGTCGTCGCGCCGTCCAGCGGCTGATCGATGATCAGCATCGCGGTTCCGACCGCCATGCCGACGATCCGGTCATCCGCCCAGGCTTCGACGCCCGCCGCCTTGCTGCGCAGCCCCGATTCATCCGCCTTCCAATCGAAGCGATGCGCGTGCACCCTCACGATGATCGGCGAATCGTTCTGCAAGCGCGTTTGAAGCTTCTGCAGCTCCTTGATCGCGCGGCCCAGGATGATCCCGCGCCTGGCTTCTTCGGATAGCTCTTCGTGTTCCATGTTCTCGCCTTCTTCCTTGGTCATCACAGCAGTGCGGTTTGACGCATGCCGACAATCAGCCTGCGTTGTGCGGTTCGTAGCTCGCCTTCGGGCCCGCGCGCGAAATGGTACAGGGCGCCCCCAGGCTCGATGACGTGCAGCGGTGCCCGAAGACGCCGCCAGTCTTCCATGCGCGCCCAGACCATCGTCGGGGTGACGTCGGTCACGGTCGCGCCGTAGCGGTCAGGCCCCACGACGATCGTGGCAGCCATGCCCGCTTGTGGCTGTAGCTGGGCCATCGCCATCCCGACGGCCCAGCCATGGCTCGCGATTTCGTACAGGGGGATGTCGCGGTCGCGAAGGGCCGCTTCGGCGATCCGTGCACACAGATTGATCCTGGCCTGCAGGGTCGACGCCATCGGCGCGCGCCAGCGCGGCCGCGCTTTGGGTGCGACGCTATTCATCGACCGACCCCGGGTAAGCGGGGGCATCGTCAGGCGTCAGATCGACGATCACGACGACATCGCCGAAGAGCTGCTGATGGGCCATGCGCGACGCAACGAAGTTGTAGGGCAGCCGCCGCGCGCGCCCGTCTTCGTTCGCGAACATCGTGAGATCGCCGGTCGCTGGGATCTGTTCGATCCAGCCGCCGACGGCATTCTGCAGGGTGGTCAGGTACTGGTCGGGCAGCGCTTCGCACGCACCCGTCAGGGCCCGGATGACGTACTGGGGCGCGATGTGATCGGCCTGCGCGGTCATGGGTCACCCCGTTTGCTAGCGCGCGCGTTCTGGGCAAGCGCACCGCACAACGCAGCACCGAAGCCGTTCTGGCTTCGGCGGTCATCGACGCTAGCCGACCTGACGAACGTCAGCGCCGACAGTTCGCGCCACCCCTGGACCACTGACCAGGTGAAGCGCCCCGTGCGTTCGTATTCCACCAGCGCGCGCGTTCCCTTCAGATCGATGATCTGCCCATCGCGCCGCGCGCCGTAGGCGATCAACGAAACGTGGTCGCCGATCTTCGGCATGGCCTTACGCCCGGTCTTAGTCGCCATCGCTGCCCCCCTGGTCGACGCCCAGCCCAGGCAGCTCACCCACGTCGGTCGCAGGCGCGTCGACGGGCAGCGTACCGATCCAGATCGACAGACGCGTCCCCGCTTCGAACCCTTCCGCGTAGGCGCTTGCCAGCGCGTCATCTGTGGGGCTGCCCGTGATCACCCGAAGGTGACCCTTCGCCCGCATCCAGTCCGGGCGTCCGCCCGCGATCGCGGTCGCCTTGCCCAGCGCGTAGGCCCCTGGGGCCAGCCTGACCGCCTGCGCGATCGCCTTCGAGCTCTTCGATGTCCTAGCCATGTTCTTGCCTTCTTTCGGTTTCGATGATCGCAGCGCGGATCGCCTGCGACCTGGTCAGCTTGTGCAGCGCCATCAGGCGCTCGAGTGCTGCCCGCACATCCGGGGTCAGCTTGACGGTGACGGTCTGCGATCGTTCTTCGGCGCCCAAGCGCGGGCGCCCAGCCTTCTTCCGCTTGCGCGTGATCATGGCGCCGCCTTGCGCAGCGGCTGGGCCGTGATGCCGTTGTCGTCGCCCGCCAGGGTCAGCCCGCGGGACACCAGGACCTGCTGCAGCACCGCCAGCTCGTGGTCCGTGTAGCCGAAATTGAAGTCATCGCCGTGCAGCTGCAGGGCATCGCCCGCCTTCGCCGCACGCGCCCATTCGATCGCCTGCTTCAGCTTCGCCTTCACGTGCTGCCCCCTTCCTTGACGATCGCGGTCATGCGATCGAACGCGCTGTTCGGCCTGATGTCGTCGTGCTGCCAGTCCTGGTGCGCCTTGAGCCATTCGGCAGCCGTCCGCACCAGGTAGGCGCGCACGTCAGCGGGATCCAGGATCGCGAAGTCGTTTTCGCGCGCGACTTCGAGCTCGGCGGCGACGATCTCGTCCAGCGACGCGCCCGGGGGCGCGGCCAGGTCGACATCGATCCGCCAGTGCCGAAACCAGACCGCTGCAGCGGGCCGGTACCGCACGCGATCCAGCGCTTCGGTGACGCGCTGCAGGGCCCCGTCTTGCTGCTCCGGGGCTGGGTGTCCCGTGTCGGTCGCCCAGCGCCCGATGTGCCGCTGACCGTCCCATTCGGCGCCCAGATAGCCGTCCAGCGCATCGGCGATCAGGTCTGCGTTTGCCTCGAGGGCCGTCTGCACATCGGCGCCGATGGCGCTGAGCGGGACGTGCCCCAGCAGCAGCCAGCGCCGATTGGCTGCCATTTCGGGGGCGGACATGCGCAGGCACACCTGGTGCGATCCGTCGGTCGATTCCTGCGCCGGGATGCCGTACACGGCCACGCGGGTCGTGGGCAGCGGTCGCGGTAGCTTCATGTCGATCGTCAGTCGTCGCATTGTCCATCGTCCTTCCATGCCGCGCGCCGCTGTGCGGCCTGGCGTTCAGCCAATCGATTCGCCCGGGTGCGCAGCACGTCTTCGAGCTCGGCCATCGCATCGCCCAGCCTTCGCAGTCGCGCCAGGCGCCCATCATCGGGGGACACCTTGCGGATGCTGGCGCGGTCCATGATCGTCGCGAACTGCCCCAGGTGCGGATGACACACGGTGCAGCTCCATCCGGTGACCGCGACGACGACGCCAGGGATGCCAGCGGCGCCATAGGCGTGCGTGCGGATGCAGTCGCCCGGGAGCAGGTCGGCAAAGCCCGCCTGCGTCGGGGGCATCGCGATCGGATCGCCGTGCACGGTCGCGCGCCCCAACGGGAACAGGTCGCGCAGCCTGGCCGGCGGACAATGCTTCACGTACCGCCAGAAGCGTTCGACGCGCCCAAGCCCCGGTTCGTTCCCAGGACATTCGGGGCGCGTGCAGCAGTAGAAGCCAGGGCCGTCGGTCAGGCCGCACAGCTCGGTGCGCGTGACGTGGTCGCCATCCAGCGGCAGCCCGCAGGCGTCGCACAGCGGTTCGAAGCCGGTCATGGGGCCTCCACGGGGCGCCCGTCGGCGTCGATGTTGACGGGGCCGCAGAGGGCGCGCGCGACCGCATGGGCGTGCGCATTCGCAGCGCCCATCGCATCCGCGGCGCTGCTGAAGCCTCCATGGTGCACGAGCGTGTTTTTGAAGCAGCCGCTACCGTAGTTCGGGAAGACCGTGACAAACCACGTGCCGGTGCCGAAGTCTTCGACGTGATAGAGCGCCTCGCCGACGCGCATCTGGTATCGCGATACCTTCCAGCCTTCGGGGATCATGATGCCACCCGCCGAAGCGCCGACGTCAGTCCCCACGCTGCCGCGTCTACCAGGACCTGCATCGCCTGGAAGTACGAAACGCGGCGCGTCTTGCTGATCCCGTTCGCCCGATGCACCCGGTAGAAGACCGTCGACGCCAGCGCGCACAAGTCGCGGATCCTCGGTGACCTGCTGCGGTTCTGCTTTCGTTCCATGGTGACAACACTCCTTGCATCCCCCCGGGCGCCTTCCCGGTCGGGATCCCCATTGTAATAAACGTAATACCGAAATACAAGGCGATACCATGTGGGCGGGCACCCGCCGAGGGGCCCCGCGCGACGTGCCCGCCCGACGATGCTGGGCTGCCCATTTTTGGGGCGCATCCGGGGGGATTTCGTGGACGCCCGGCCTATAAACGCCCGCGGCGGAACGTCAGGGGGCCTCAGGGGCGGCCGCGCATGCCTGATCCCCTATAAGGGGGCACGCGATGCAGCGCGGACCGGCTAGGCCCCCCTGTTATCCTGGCGGATGACCCGGGCGAAGGGGGCTCGATGGCTAGGGCAGCGGCAACGAAAACCAGTAGCAACGCGCGTGTCAGTAAGGCGGGCAAGCGGCCCGCAGGTACCGAAAAGCCGAAGGCCGAAGCGGCGGCAGAATGGGCAGCGCCAGCGAGCCTGATCCCCTGGCCGAAGAACCCGCGCAAGAACGATGACAACGTCGAGCGCGTTGCTGCGTCGATCAAGGCGTGGGGCTTCGGTTCGGCGCTGCTGGCACGTCGACGCGACCGCATGATCATCGCGGGTCACACGCGATGGAAAGCAGCGACCGCACTGGGGCTCGAGCGCATCCCGGTGCGCTTCATCGATTGCACCGATGCCGAGCTGCGCATGCTGGCGCTGGCCGACAACAAGCTGACCGAGCGGTCCGGCTGGGATGACGACCTGCTGACCCAGCTGCTGCGCGATGCCGATCCAGGGGACGCGCTGATCGCTGGATGGACGAACGACGAGCTCGACAAGCTGCTGACCGAATCCGACCGCACGACGCCCCTGGACGACGACGACGTTCCCGACGTGCCAGCCGATCCGGTGACGAAGCTGGGCGACCGCTGGCGGCTGGGCGATCACCATCTGGTGTGCGGCGACTGCGAAGACGCACCGAGCCTGCTGGATGTCAGCGGCGCGGCGCTGATGGTGACCGATCCACCCTACGGCGTGAGCTACGGGTCGAAGAACGCCTACCTAAACGCGATGGATGGAGGCGACCGGATCGAAACGGAGATCGACAGCGACGACCTGACGCCGCAGGAAATGGTCGGCTTCTGGTTTCAGCGATTCAAGGCTGCCCGAAGCTTGCTTCGCCCAGGTGCAGCCTACTATTGCACCGGACCGCAAGGGCCCGAGCTGCGATCGCTGATGACCGCCCTGGACGATGCGGGTTTCCCGCTTCGCCACATGCTGATCTGGGCGAAGCAGCAGTTCGTCTTAGGCCGATCGGACTACCACTATCAGCACGAGCCGATCCTGTACGGATGGCTTGATGGCGCTGCGCATCACGCGGTCAAGGATCGCGGTGAATCATCGCTATGGGAGATCGACAAGCCCCGATCCAGCGATGCACACCCAACGATGAAGCCCGTCGAGCTCTATGCGCGCGCCATTCGAAACAGTTCGTCACGCGGCGAAGACGTGATCGACCCCTTCGCTGGGTCTGGAACGCTGGTGGCAGCGTGCGAACAAGTCGAACGCGTCGCGCACTGCATCGAGCTCTCGCCCGCCTATTGCGACGTCATCATCCAGCGCTGGGAAGCGCTGTCTGGCGGCAAGGCGCAGCGGATCCGCCATGGCGGCTAAGCGCGGGAAGAAGACACGACTGACGCCCGCTGTGCAGGAGGAGCTACGTCAGTTCGTTCTCAGTGGCGCACCGCTGCCGCTGGCTGCGGAAGCCGCAGGGCTGCCCTGGAAAACCGTTGCATCGTGGATGCACGAAGGGGGCAAGGAGGGCGCTCGCGAACCTTACGCGAGCTTCCGTCTGGAAATGAAACGCGCGAAGGCCCGATGGGCATCGTCGCAAGTCTTGTTGATCTCGAAGTCGACCCGCAAGGACTGGAAGGCTGGGGCCTACCTGCTCGAGCGGCGGCTGCCCGACATGTTCCGGCTGCCGAACCGCACCGAGATCAGCGGTCCAGAACAGGGGCCGATCGAAACCAGCAGCAACGTCCGTTACGTCATCCACACGCCGCAGGAAGAAGACGAACGCGACGCCGACGGCTGACGCATGGCCGACGATGCAGAGATCCACGTCGGCCCGAATCCAGGCCCCCAGACGCAGGCGGTCGCATCCTGCGCCGACATCACGTTTTTCGGCGGCCGCGCTGGCCCTGGTAAGAGCTGGTCGACGCTGTTTCGGTTCGGCCTGCACGCGGCGCTTTACCCTGGCTACTTCGGTGTGATCTTCCGCCGCGAAATGCCCATGGTGACCGTGGGCGGAGGGCTGTGGGAGGAGAGCTTCAAGCTGTATCCGATCTGGGGCGCACGTCCTAACAGCTCGTCGCATCACTGGCGCTTCCCAAACGGGTCGCTGATCCAGTTCAGGTCGCTGCAGTACGAAAAGGACATGATCAACTACCAGGGGTCGCAGCTGGCTGAATACGCCTTCGAAGAGCTCACGCATTTCCTGGATTCGCAATGGTGGTACCTGTACTCGCGTTTGCGCACGACCGCGCGTCACTTCCGGACGCACAAGCCGTTCAAGGCGCGCGCATTCGGCACGATGAACCCCGACCCCGACCACTGGGTGCGCGCATTCATCGACTGGTGGATCGACAAGGAAACCGGGCTCGCGATCCCAGAACGCGCGGGCAAGCTTCGCTGGTTTCTTCGCGAGCCCAGCGGGGATCAGATCATCTGGGGCGATTCGGCCGAAGAAGTCGCAGAAGCCGCGCCGCACGTCACGGACGATCCCTCGTCGGTCCGGTTCATCCCGGCGCTGCTGGCCGACAACCCCAAGGGCGACCCTGACTACCAGCGCAAGCTGATGGCATTGCCCTACGTCGAGCGCGAACGGCTGCTGGGCGGAAACTGGAACGCGCGCCCGACGACCGGAACCTACTTCAAGCGGCGCACGATCCCGATCGTCGACAAGGTACCCGTGATCCTGGGGCGCATCGCGCGCGGCTGGGACCTTGCGGCCACGGAGCCCACGACCGAGAACCCCAACCCAGACTGGACCGTCGGCGTCAAAGCAGCGTTGCTCGAAGACCTGCGGATCCTGATCCTGCACGTCGAAATGGTCCGGCTGGGCCCTGGCGGCGTCGACGAAGTCCTGCGAATCACTGCGGCCCAGGATGGCATCGCGTGCACGCAGTGTTTCTGGCAAGACCCTGGCCAGGCGGGCAAGGCGCAGATCAACTACCTGGCGACCGTGCTGCGCAGCTTCCCGATCGCATCCTTGCCCGAACGAGAGAACAAGCTTGTTTACGCGGGGCCGCCATCCAGCGCCGCGGAGAACGGTCGCATCCTGCTGCTTCGCGGCGACTGGAATGAACCGTTTCTGAACGCGCTCGAGGCCTTCCCGAAGGGGAAGAAGGATCATGTGGATGCGCTGTCGCGCGTCTACATGGAGCTCTGTGGATCGATCGGGGACGAAATGGATCAGCGTTACGATAGCTACCTACCCGGCGTGAGAATGTGACCCCGATGGACGAACGATCGAACAAGCGCCGACGTCGGCGCGGCGCACGTCAGCAGCACCGCGACCAGATGGCCGACCGCCCCAGCGTCGGCGCCTCGGTGCGTCAGCTGACCGTGGATGATCCGACAACCTGGACGTCATCGAGCGCGCTTGCGGCCATCCGTGAGCACGAGCTCGGCATGTTCCAGTCCAGCGGTGCGCTGATCGACGCGATGGGCCGCGACGACCGGATCCGCGGCTGCGTGCAGACCCGCGTCAATGCGCTTGTGGCGAAGTCCGGGCTCGACTTCGCGATCGTGCCCCCGAAGGGCGGTTCCCAGCAGCTGGCCGACCGCGTTTCTTCCTGGTGGTCACACGTGCTCGAAGATGACGTTCTGCGCGACATGACGCGCGACGTCGTGATGGCTGGCGTCTATATCGGGCGCGTGTCCTGGTCGCGGCTGGCGCGCGAGTGGGTCCCGACGGCGATCGAACGCTGGCACACCCAGAACATCCGCTGGGACGAAGACGGGCGGCAATGGATCGTTGATTCGACCGAGGGCCAGATCCCGATCGACCGCGAAGATCCGAACTGGCTGATCATCGAAGCCAGCAAGGGGCGCGCGTGGATGTCGGGCGCAGTCCGAGCCCTGGGGCTGGCCTACATCATGCGGTCGTTCAACTGGCGCGACTGGGCGCGGTTCAACGAACGTCACGGGCTGCCCGTCATCACGATCACCGAGCCCTACGGCTTCGACCAGGTCACAAAGGATCGCTTCTACCGGTCGATCCGTTCGATGGGCTCCACGGGCGTCGTCAGGCTGCCGAAGAACAACGCTGGGCAAGGCTTCGAGATCGGCTTCCAGGAAGCCAAGGATCGCGCCTTCGACACCTTCGGGCAGTTCAGGCGCGACCTGGACATCGCGATCGCCGTTTGCCTGTTGGGGCAGAACCTGACCAGCGAAGCGACCGGCGGATCGCTGGCGCTGGGACGGGTGCACGACCGCATCCGCCAGGACTACCTCGAGGGCGACAGCGAACTTCTATCCGACGCGCTGCGCCGAGAGCTGATCGTGCGCTGGGCGTCGTTCAACATCCCAGGCTTCCGCCCTGACGATGCGCCGATCCCGACCTGGAAGACCGAAGTCCCCGAAGATCGAAAGCTGGAAGCGGAAACGCTCAGCAGCGTCGCTGATGCGATTCGGACGCTTCAGGACACTGGGCAGCCCGTCGACTTCGCGGAGATCTTTCGGCGCACGGGGATCCCGTTGCTGCCCGGGGCGCAGCCGGTCGCGAATGCGCCAGCGAATGGCCCAGCGGCGGCTGCACAGCGGGCCAGCCTGGCCCACCAGCCAGCGCGGCCGCGCCTGGCATCGGGCGATGATCCGACCGCCGCCAGCGGCTTCGTGGAGGGGCAGACCTACGTGGACGACGTCGTCGACGCCGCGCGCGATCGCGTCGGATCGGCCCATGCGCCGTTCGTTCAGAAGCTGCTGTCGATCGTCGATGCGGCGAGCAGCTATGAAGACGTCCGCCAGATGGTCATCGACGCATACGGCAGCTCCGAACCGCCCGAGCAGGTTCGCGACCTGATCCATAAGGCTCTCGTGCTGGCCGACCTGGCTGGGCGCACAGCAGTCGATCAGGACGCATGACCTGGGGCGCTACCGCCGACCCCGCGCGCTTCGACGAAGCGGCAGACTGGTTTGCTGCCCGCAATGTCGCGACGCGCGCCCAGGTCGACCTGATGACCGCCCAGCAGCGATCGCGCGCGTTCTGGGTTTCCGCGGGGCTCGATCTCAAGTCCGTTCAGATCGTGTTCGACGAACTGCAGCGGGCCATCGACGAAGGCAAACCGCTTGAAGACTTCCAGCGGCGGGTGCGCGAGAAGCTGGGCGCAGTGTCGCCGTCTGGCGCGCACCTTGAAACGGTCATGCGCACGAACGTGCAGACCGCCTACAACACCGGGCGCTGGCAGCAGATGAACGATCCCAGCGTGATCCAGCTGCGCCCGTTCTGGATGTTCGACGCGGTCCTAGACAGCCGCACGACGCCCATCTGCACCGAGCTCGATGCCACGGTGCGCGCAGCCGACGACCCGGTCTGGCTGCAATACTGGCCGCCCCTTCATCACCGCTGCCGCAGCTCGGTTCGGTCGCTGACGCGCGGCCAGGCCGAACGGCGCGGCATCACCGAAGGAGCCCCGGGCCTGCAGCCCCCAGGCGATTTCGGCCAGGCGCCCCCGGTCAGGGGCGAAACCCCGCCCGACCGATCGAAGTTTGCGCCCGAAGTCTGGGACGTCTACCAGAAGCGGGTGACGCAAGCCGCGAACGCTGCGGCGGAGATCAACGCAGCCGAAGCGGCCGCGCGAACCCTGGGCGACCCCGCCCACTGGCTGCAGCAGGCCCAGAACGACTACGGCGCCGACGCTGCGCCAGCTGTCGCATGGGGCCGCGCGATGGAGCACCGCGGCCGCGCGATCACGTACGGCGAAGCCGAAAAGCGCTGGGCCGCGCTGACGAAGGGCATGCGCAACGGGGCCGATCCGACCCTGTTCCGAGAGAACCTGTTCGGGCTGTTCGACGACGCGCTGGGCGACGTCGACAAGCCTGCGACGCTGGGCGGTCTGATCGACAAGCTGGCCGAGCTGGTGCCCCACGACGAAGACAAGGCACATCAGCGCATCGCGCTGGGCCGCTATGGCCGCGCCTGCGCCAGCGTGCTGGGGCACGTCGACAGCATTCAGCAGGCGGGCAGCATCGCGCTTCAAAGCGTGACCCGCGTAGCCAACGGGGCCGCGACGCTGGCCGACGCCCGCAAGGGCCAGGCGGTCGCGCGCCGCTTCTTCGAGCGGCTCTCCGATGCGTCGATCGTCCAGCCCACGTCGATGCAATGGCGGGTGACGAAGAACCGGCGGGCGGGTTTCCACGTCTTCTGGATCGAAATGGGCAAGGGCAGCGCCGAATCCCAGATCCACGAATGGGGCCATGCGCTCGAGCACCTAAACCCGCGGCTTCATCGCCAGGCGGTCGGATTTCTGCGCACGCGCACGGCTGGCGAAACACCGCAGCAGCTGAGCGCACTGCTGAACGCGTCCTACGGGCCGTCCGAAGTCGCGACGCCCGATCGGCTCTTCGACGCCTACATGGGCAAGCGATACCAGGGGGACGTGTTCACCGAGATCACCAGCATGGGCGCGCAGTTCATGTATGCAAGCCCCGCAACGGTCCTGCAGATGGGCGATGACGATTCCCTAGCGTTTCTGCTGGGTCAGCTGGCGGGCGATGCGCTGGACAAGCCGTGAAGGTAGGCTGAAGCCATGAACTGGGTATTCGGTGACGGGACGGTCCTTCAGCAGGCTGGTGCAGCCGCGCAGGTCATCGGTGCGACCGTGCTGGCGGGTCGCCTGCGCCACGATCTTGAGCTGCTGGGCACGGACATGCGCCCCTACGTATGGCTGCACCCGCGGCCATCTACGGGCCTACCGCTGGACCCGTCAAACCCGCAGCACATCGACACCTGGTGTCGCGACCATGCGGCAAGCCTGCAGGTCGTCGTCGTCAACGCGCCCGAGATCGACTATCCGCAGGCCGATTCGGAGCCTGGCGCGGTCTACTGATTTCAAGGAACGGGGCGCAGGCCGAGCTCGCGCGCACGCGCCTGGGTTTACCCCTTCTGTCCGGCCTCGGGCAGGATCCCAGGAAGCAGCGTAGCTGGCGCCTGAAGGCCGACCCGTTCAAGTGCCGGATCCCGACGTCCGGTGCGGGCGCGTCGCGCATGATCGGTTCCGGGATTCCCCTCGGCCGATCACGCGCGGCGAACTTCTAACTACGCGGCCGCGCGCCGTGAGAAACGGATCGATGATGGATGTCGCCGAACTACTGATCTACGAAGACATCGGCGGATGGTGGGGCATCACAGCCGCCGAGCTCGAGCGCGAACTGCGGCGCGTCGAAGTCCAGGAGATCACCGTCAGGATCAACAGCTACGGTGGCGAAGCGTTCGAAGGGATCGCGATCCACAATCTGCTGACGCGCCACGATGCGCGCGTCGTCGTCCATGTCGACGGGATCGCCGCCAGCGCGGCCAGCATCATCTCGATGGCGGGCGACGAGATCCACATGGCGGCGAACGCCATGATGATGATCCACGAAGCCTGGGGCATGACGCAGGGACCAGCGGAAGACCACGAGAAGCACGCCGCCATGCTGCGCAAGCTGAACCGCGCCAGCGGGGAAACCTACGCCGGCCGCACGCAGCGCGAGATCGAAGACGTTCTGAAGCTGATGGCCGACGAAACCTGGATGACCGCCCAGGATGCGCTCGCGATGGGCTTCGCGACGCATGTGACGCCCGCGAAATCCGGGGACGATTCGGAATCGGCACTCGAGGCCATGGTCGCGGCTGCATCGATGTCGCACGTCGCAAACGGCTTCCGCCATGCCCCAGCACCGCTTCAGCGCATGCTCACGCGCGCACATCACCCGAAGCAAACGCGCGCGGGTGCATCGCTGATCCACAAAGCAAGTCAGCCGCCGAAGACCGCGCGCGAACTACAGCGCACGGCCCTGGGTGGATTGGCTTGCGGGTTTGCCGCACGGATCGGCGACCCGTAGATCCGTAAATCGACAAACCAAGGGGACCACGAAATGAAACTCGAGGAATTGCTGGCCATGATGGGCGTGTCATCTGCCGCTGACGCAGCAGCAGCGATCACGCGCATGAATCTGTTTCTGGAAGAGCTGAAGACGAAATCGGGCACAGCCAGCGTCGGCGAAGCACTCGATGTGATGCGCGACCGGATGCGCGCGCTGGATGCCATCGAAGCGGCCGCAGGCGCCCAGGGAACCGCAGCGCTGGCCCGGGTCGAAGCATGGCGCCAGTCTGCCGACCGCGTGACGGAGCTCGAAGCCCGCGCGACCGCGACCGAACAGCAGCTCAAGGATCGCGACGCGCAGACGCTGCTCGATGCAGCGGGCGAAGAGGGCCGCCTTCTTCCGGCGCATCGCGAACGCGCGCAGCAGTTCTACCAGAGCCACGGGATCGACGCGCTGCGCGAATACCTGGCCGCCTTGCCCGTGATGGCGCACGCACCTGGGACCCGCGACGTCCGCCAGCCGCAGTCGCCGAACCCCGAACAGCGCACGGCGACATCGTTGTCTGCCGAAGAGCGCAAGATCGCGAAGCTGATGGGCATCAGCGAGGCCGAAATGGCCGCGGGGCTTTCGACATGGGAGCAACACAAGGGCGTGATCGACGAACAGCACACAAACGCGCTGAACAAAACGATCACCAAGGTGGGCACGCAGGCCGCCTGATCGGCCATTGCCAGCAAAGCAAATCACGCAGCAGCGGGACCCTAGCCCCCGCGACGCCCCCACAAAACGTTTACCCGAATAGGTGAGATCATGGCTGCATTGACGACTGAGCGCGACACGAAGAAGCGCGACGATTCCCCGTTCTACGATCTGCCCGTCGCTGCATCGACGGTCATCTGGCAAGGTTCGCTCGTGTGCATGAATGCATCGGGCTACCTGGTGCCAGGTGCGATCGCCACGACCCTGAAGGCGGTCGGGCGCGCAGAGCAGACCGTCGACAACAGCGCCGGTGCAAACGGCGATGTGACCTGCAAGGTTCAGCACGGCATCTTCAAATGGGAGAATGCCGGCGGCGATGCGGTCGTTCAGGCCGACATCTACGCGGCTTGCTACGTCACGGACGATCAGACCGTGAGCAAGACCGATGGCACGGGCACGAAGAGCTCGGCTGGTCGCGTCGTGCAGGTCGATTCCGACGGCGTCTGGGTCCAGACGGATCCGCGACTGGTCTGATCGGGCAAACCTGATCAGCGACTGATCACAACCCCACAAGCGGATTCAACAGGAGCACATCGACAATGGACATCACACCTTCGGCGATCCGGGCGCTGCGCGCCACGTTCGACGCATCGTTTCGCAGCGCCTACGACATGGCGCCGATCTTCTATCCGAACCTCACGACGACGGTTCCTTCCAGCGGGCCGCAGAACAACTACGGCTGGATGGCCCAGCTTCCCAAGATGCGCGAATGGCTCGGGCCGCGCGTGTTCAACAACCTGATCACGCACAACTACGTGCTCGAAAACAAGGAATGGGAGCTCTCCTTCGAAGTGCCGCGGAAGGACATCGAAGATGACAACCTGGGGATCTACCGGGAGCTGTCGGCTGCGCATGGCGAAGCGGCGCGAAAGCATCCCGACGACCTGCTGACGCTGCTTCTGCAGAACGGCAACAGCGAGCTGTGTTTCGATGGCCAGTTCTTCTTCGACACCGATCACCCAGTGGCGCCGAAGGACGCATCGCAGGGCACCTACAGCAACTACCGGACGGGCAAGGCGCTGAGCGATTCGAACTACGAAGAGCTGCGCGCCGCGATGCTCGGCTTCAAGGGTGACGGCGGGCACGTGCTGGGCGTGTTGCCGAACCTGCTGGTGGTCCCGCCAGCTCTCGAGAGCACCGCGAAGAAGATCGTGATGCTGTCGAAGAACGCCGCGGGCGCCGACAACCCAAACTACGGGACCGCCACGGTCATGATGATCCCCGAGCTCGCGGGTCAAGACACGACCTGGTACCTGCTGAGCACGCAGCGCCGGATCAAGCCCTTCGTCTGGCAGACCCGCCGCGCGCTGAACTTCGTCATGAAGAACGCGCTGACTGACGAGTCCGTGGTCTACGATCGCGTGTTCCATTTCATGGCGGATGCCCGCTACAACATGGGCTACACGCTGCCCTTCCTGGCCCTGAAAGCGGTCGCCTGAAGGTGGCACCGATGCAGACGAAGGAGGCAAAGCAGTGGGTCCGCGTTCGCGCGCGGGCGAAGCGCGGCTTCTGGCGCGCGGGGATGTTCTGGCCCTGTTCGTACGTGTATCGGGAGCTGTCCGCTGCCGATGCGGCGATCGTGCTGGCGGAAACGCAGCTCGATGCGCACACGTGCGATGGGCCGCCGGTCGGCGACCCTTCAGCGCCAGAACCGGCCCCGCAGGCCACGACGTACCAGACCCTGGGCGATCCGCCGAAGGGCGATGCCGACGACGAAGAACCGGACGGCGTACCGCTTCCGATGATCGATTCCCCCAGCGGGGAAACGCCGGAAGGGGCGAAGGCTCGGCGGCCCAAGGGCCGGTGAGGGGGTCGGCGGTCTGCATCGCCGCTGGCTTCAGGATCGCGGCCGCCCGTCGATGTCGCGCCTTCTTCATCGTAGGGTGGCCGCGGTTCGTTTTTCCAACGCAGCAGGAGTCAGCGCATGGCCTACATCACGATCGCCGAACTGGATCGGCTGGGCATCACACCCGACGCGCTGTGCGACGTCAGCAACACCGCGAAGCTGGAAGCGATCGAAGCGGCCAGCAGCGAAGCGGACTCCTACATTTCTTCGCGGTATGTGACACCCCTGGCGACCGTCCCGCTTGTCGTGAAGTTTCACGTCGCGCGTCTGGCTAGCGCGATGCTGATCGACGGTCGCGGGCGCCAGGTCGATGGCGACGATCGCACGATCGACATGATGCGCGCAGCGGCGATCAAGTTTTTCGAGCGCGTATCGTCTGGCGTAGCGACGCTGGGACCCACCGAAGTCGCGCCAGCGGTGATCGAATCACCGGACGTCGACAGCGACGACGATCGCGGCTGGTCGCGGGGATCGGTGTGAGTGCTGGCGGGCGCAAGGTTCGGGCCTGGGCCAAAGCGTTCGGCGACCTGGACGGCGCGCTAAGCGCTATCAGCGGGTCGCTGGCCGAAGAAACCGTGAACCTGATCAAGGATGGATTCCGCCACGAAACCGACCCCTATGGCGACCGCTGGACGCCGAAGCAGGCTGCCGATGGCCGCAAGACGCTGTCGGGCCCCACATCGCGCTTGAAGACCGGCTGGCACGTGCGCGTGCAAGGTGCGTCCGGCTTCATCGTGTCGCCGTCCGTGGAATACGCCGCGCCGCACCAGAACCCGAAGCCTGGACCTGGCGGCAAGCTCAAGCGCCCGCGCCGCATGATGGTGCCGACCGCCGAAAAGGGCCTTCCGCCGACCTGGTCGCGGGCCTATGCCGAGATCGTGAATGAACATCTGGGCGCCCTGGGTGTGCCCGAATCAGCGCGCGCGATCGCCGTGCGACGGATCAAGCTGACGGTAGGTGGGGGATCATGACGCAGAAGGCCCCACTGGGCGCGCTCGAGACAATCTGCGACGCGATCACGACAGCCATGGACGTCGAAGGGCTGCTGACCGCATTCGGCGAACGTGAACGAAGCGTGCACGGGCGACCGCCGCGGATCGTCTGGGTGCCGACCGGAGGCACACTTGCCAAGCCCGACCGAACGGGTCCTATCAGCTACGCGGGCGGGATCCTCGAGCCCCTGTATTCGGGGCTGGTCACGATGGAAGCGCATGTTTGGGCTGCATCGTTCGCGGAGCTCGAAGCGCTTTGGGTGCTGCTGCTGGACACCGCGCGCGATTGTCTGGGCACTGCATCGGATCCAGGTGCCTTCAGGTTCGACACGCAGATCGAACGCGCGGGCCGGTCGCATGGCGACTGGGAAAAGCTCACGCAGCTGTTCACCTGGGATCTGAACCTGACGCAGATCAATGAGAACACCGTTCCCGACGGCACGATCACGAACAAGCGCGCGCTGACGATCGCGACCTTCACGCACACGTGTTCGCTGGATCTGAACCTTCCGATCCCATGATGCAATCGAATGCGCCTGATCAACCCACCAGTAAGGCCGCTTGTTCGGTCTGCCGATTGTCCCCCATCGCTTGTTGTCGGCGAAGCTGTCTCGATCTCGGCGGCGAAGGTGGGCCGGCGTCTGGTCGTCGAGCGGTTCGACCCGTTTCATTCTGACGTGACGACCTTCCGGCCCGCGATCGGGGTCTGCACCGCGAAGCTCACCAGCACGACATGCCGCGTGCAGCTCTGGGGCATCCTGCGCGGCATCTACACCGGGCTGATCCCTGGCCGGCGGTACGTTCTGGACGCTTCGGCGCTGCCCGCGATCTACGTCCCCGCGCCCGTCGGCGGGATCGCGTGGTCGATGCCGATCGGGATCGCGACCAGCACGGATGAGATCATGATTTCCCCGCAGGCGCCCAGCGCACGGCGGGTCTGATGGACGCGGAGCGATGCATGGTCACGAAGGCGAAGAAGGCGACAAGAACGCCCGCGAAGCGGGCACCGAAGAAGACTTCGACCGGGGGCAAGCGCAAGCCAGCACCAAACGGTGTGGATCCATCTGGGATCCTGCAGCTTGTCGAAGCGGGCAATGACTACGACATCGCGGGGCCCGACGTGCGCGACGGGATGGTCTACCTCAGCAGCCAGGACCTGGCCGCGCTTGAACTGGCGCGCATGCGTCGCCAGACGGAGCACGACCGCGCGGAGCTGATCGAACTTCGGGAAGCCCAGGCGAAGGCCAGCTACGAAGCCGCGCAGCGGGCCTATGCAGCGACGCGCGGCGCGCTCGAGAATGACCGCAAGCGAAGCCGCCTGGATCTGGCTGCGCAGGTGCGCGCCTATGACGAACTGAAGGAGGCCATGGCGAAGCGCTACGCGATCGACTTCGACCAGGTCACCTATGACGACAAGACCGGCAAGCTGTTCCTCGGTGATGCGCCCATCGCCGCGGGCTGAACGTAACCAAGTGCCCGCCAGACGGGCCCAGATCAGGGGGATGAGTCCAGATGGCACTACGTAGACCATTGTTCCAGCACGCGACCGGCTACTTCGAAGAGCTCGGGTCCGACGGCATCGACATGAACAGCCAGGCGATCTCGAATCTCCTGGATCCTGTTCTGGCGCAGGATGCCGCGACCAAGGCCTACGTCGATGCAGTCGCGACTGGGCTCGATCTGAAGGCTTCAGTGCGCGTGCTGCTGGGCGACACCAGCGGCTACACGGCAGCAGGCTCTGGCGTGGGCGCCACGCTGACCAGCGCCGACGACAACACCGCGAACAACACACATGACGGCGTGCTGCTGGTCGTGGGAAACCGCGTGCTCGTCGCCCAGACCGGCGGCAACCTGACGACGCCAGACGCCGACAATGGCATCTACGTCGTGACCACGCTGGCGGACGGCGCGGGTCAGGAGCTGGTTCTCACCCGCGCCAGCGACTTCGACGTCAACGCGGAAGTGACCGCGGGGGCCTTCACGTTCGTCACCGAGGGCACGACGTACGCCGATACCGGCTGGGTGCTGGTCACGAACGATCCGATCACCGTCGACACGACCGCGCTTCAGTTCAGTCAGTTCTCGTCGGCGACCGCGAAGAGTTACGGCGCTGGTCTGTCCGACACCGCGAACGTGATCGATGTCGAGCTCGACACCGCAGCGGATGCCCAAAGCGCCGGTTCCGGAGGCGGCAGCTCCGGTCTGGAGTTTGATGCAGCTGGCGCGGCTGGTCAGCTGCGCGCAGCGGTCAACGCGACCGCGGGCCTCCAGCGCACGGGTACCGGCCTCGGGGTCAAGCTGAACGGGACCACGCTGGCAAGCGCTGCGGGCGGCCTATCGGTCGATCATTCGCCGCGCGTGCAGGATGGCTACGTGTCAGCCGAAGCGCTGACGCAGTATCACCCGGTCGCGATGTCCACGACCGTGGATCGCGTGCAGCAGGCGCGCGGGAATGATGATGCTCGAGCCAAGTGCATCGGACTCGGCATCACGACTGCAGGCGCCGCAGCCGTTGCTGTCGAAGTCGTAAAGGATGGCGTGGTCGCTGGCGCCATCGCTGGCGCGACCGCTGGCGATATCTTCTACATCGCAGCAGCGGGCGGACTGAGCGCCGCGAACACGCCACCAGCTGGCGGAAACCGCGTGATCCAGGTCGGCATCGCGAAGAACGCGACCGACCTGATCGTGCAGATCATCGACTATGGCAAAAAGGCCGCCTAGTTAGTCGGCCCGGCTTGCACAGTCACCTTTGGTGACACGCAAAAAGGGCGCGATGCAGGGTAGGCAAGCGGTCAAGCCTCCGCGCTAAACACGCGGTGATCGCCGGTTCGATTCCGGCCCCTGCAGCCATTGAACGGAGCAGCCCATGTCCATCGGTCCAGATCGCGTTCGCCCGCTGAAGCTCGAAGACACGGGGACGGGCACGCAGACCGATCTTTTCCCGACGTCGCTGAACAAGAACGAAGACGCGATCGAATGTCGCGGCGTCGTGATGCAGGACGCCTCGAGCAATGACGCGCTGGTGTACGTGGCGCGCGAAGGCAACGATCTGATCTTCCGCGATATCACGACTGGGATCTCCTACACGCTGACCGACCTAGTCGGCGGCGCAGCCATCGATCCGGGCTTCCGAAGGCATTTTCTCCTGATGGGCGCATGAACATGACCGCTGACGAAAAGCAGGCCGCACTGGCGACGAAGGCGCAGACGATGCTGGCATCGCTGCGCGAGACGATCGGCGAAGTCGCGGGCGACCTGAAGGGCGCGCCGCAGGTGCGCGTGGTCGTGCCGAAGTCACTCTGGCCCTGGGATGACGTGGACGAAATGGAATTTGCCGACGGCAGCGGCGGCGCGTTCAAGTACGTCAGGAGCCGCTGATGGCCGAAGCCCTGAAGGTGCTCGGTCAGCTGGACATCCCAGCGACCACGCTGAGCACGCTTTACACCGTGCCCGCTGCGACCAGCGCGACGGTGTCATCGCTGGTCATCGCGAACCGAACGAGCTCAAGTAAGACCTTCCGCGCGTCCGTGGCTGTCGCGGGCGCTGCCGACGATCCGAAGCAATACCTGTTTTACGATGTGCAGCTCGGCAAGAACGAAAGCTTCAGCGCGACGCTGGGCCTCACGCTGGGCGCGGCTGACGTCGTGCGCGTCTATGCCAGCGGCGCTGGCCTCAGCGCAAACCTGTTCGGCGTCCAGGTGACCTGATGGCTGCTGGATCGACGACGACCCCGGTGCGGGTCAAGGATGACAACGGCGACACCCAGGGGTCGGCGGCGAACCCGCTTCGCACTGATCCGACCGGGTCGACGACGCAGCCCATCAGCGCTGCTTCGCTGCCCCTTCCGGCTGGGGCGGCGACCGAAGCGACGCTGGCTGCCATCAGCACGAACACGCCCGCCGTCGGTCAAACGACCATGGCGGCGAGCTCACCCGTCACCATCGCCAGCGACCAAACGGCGGTCGCGTCGAAGAATGCCGCGGCCAGCCAGGTCGACGGGCACAGCTCGAGCATCGGCGCGACCACGGACGCCGACACCGCGAACACCGTCATCGGACGGCTGAAGCAGGTGATCACCCGTCTGGCCGGCGGCTTGCCCGCTGCCCTGGTGGGGGGGCGCCTAGATTCGAACATCGGCGCATGGCTCGGAAGCACAGCGCCCACGGTCGCGCAGAAGGCGATGGCTGCATCCGTGCCAGTCGTGGTCGCCAGCGACCAGACTGCGGTCGCGTCGAAGAACGCCGCGGCCAGCCAGGTCGACGGGCACAGCTCGAGCATCGGTGCGACCACGGACGCCGACACAGCGAACACCGTCATCGGGCGGCTGAAGCAGCAGGTGACGAAGCTGGCGGGCGGCCTTCCCGCCGCGCTGGTCGGCGGACGGCTCGATATCAACCTGGGATCGTGGCTGGGCGCGACAACGCCGACCGTCGGTCAAAAGGCAATGGCGGCGTCGATCCCCGTGGCGATGGCGTCGAACCAAACGGCGACACCCACGAAAATCGAAGACGGTCAGGGCTCGGGCCGCCTTGCTGCTGTCGATTCGTCCTATCGTCTGCTGGTCAGCGCGAACGCGACCGTGATCCCGCCCGCTTCGGTCGCTGTCGAAGTCGAAGCGATCAGCAGTCTCACCGGAACAGCGGACAGCGTTTACGTCGTGCCTTCGGCGAAGCAGCTCACGATCACGCGCTTCGCTGGTGGATCCGAAGGTAACTCGGGCAAGGTGTCGAAGGTTTCGCTGTTCTATGACCCTGCAGGCACCGGCACCGGGATGACGTTGATCCGTGCGATGTATCTCGGGACGACGAACTGGGAATTTGGGCTCGACTACAAAGTGCTAGGCGACGGGACGAAGGCGATCCGCATGCGGCGCGAACGCCTGGACGGCGCAGCTGATGAAGTCGCGGGCTTCTGGTCTGGCTTCCGGGATGTGTGACGACCATGGCTAGGGAATCGATCAAGGTGATGGCCGCGGGCGACGTCGCGAAGAAGACGGGCAGCAGTGCCACGAAGGTCGAAACGACCTACGAAGTGCCAGCCGGTCGCACGCTGCGCCTATCGCGCATCACCGTCGGCTATGAGCACTCGGTCAACGAAGTGCGCGTCGAAGTGCTCTCGCGCGATGGTGCGACCGACACGATGATCGCCGTAGGCTACGCGTCGGGCACCGTTTCGCAGTTCGCGGTCGAAGGGGACATCCCCGAAGGAGAGCTCGTCGTCATTCGCCGGGTGAACGGTGATCCAACGGATCTGCACATGACCTGCACCGTCGAAGGGATTCTTCTATGAGTCGCGCGCCGCACACAGAAGACGGGCGCGTGATGGTGCAGCCCGTCACGCTGGATCGCCAGCTATGGCACTGGTACCACTCGGCGGGTGACGTGCTGGGCGGCGCGCGCGGCGGCGATACGTCGTTTGAGCTGCAGGTCACAGCGGGCAGCCCCGACGCGTCCCTGCAGTGGGCTTACAATGACTGGGTCGAAATGGCCGGCGGCGTCGCGTTCTACCGTGGCGCAGACCTGGGCGATCACGTGTCCTTCAAGCTGCTTTTCCCCGCATCGGTCGGCTCGAGCACGCCCGGAACGGGTAACGCGAACAAGGTAGCGATCGGGGGCGGAGCCAACATGTTCGTCCCCGCTGCTGGCGATGGCGACTGGACGCTGACGCTGGATGATCGCGACAGCGTCGTCCCGGTGCCCGCGACAAACGAAACCGGGTACTGGGAATGGGACTGGCCCGACGAAGGCGTCGGGACGGTCAGCGCTGGGGCGGCTGGGGCCAGCTTCTATAACCTGTTCGACTTCGCGATCGATCCCGCGACGCGATTCATACCGCGCGTGAACCTGCTGGGCGCAGGCGAAGCGCGCTTCCTTCCCGAGAACGTGCATCCGACCGACGTTCTTCCGCACTGGCGGCTGCGATGCGATCTGCACCATGCGGGCGGGGGCCAGACGCTGGATCTGGTCTGGCATGTGGTCGCCGCGCGCAAGGCTGCCACGTGAACACCCGCGGCATGACGAAGGCGACCCTCGCGACGGTCGTGGCTGGATTGATCGCGTATGACGTTTGGGCCTACCTCGAGCCCCAGGAAGGCGACACGATCAGCGAAGTCGCACTGGCTGCAGCCCGACGCTGGCCCGTGCTTCCCTGGGCCTTCGGCGCGTTCGCGGCGCATCTGTTCTGGCCCAGCGCGGCCCCGCGCAGCACCGGGGCGAAGTTTGCTGGGCTCGGGGGGCTGCTGGCCATCGCTGGCGCCGCATCCTGGGCCGATCTGGGCGGCGTTCATCCAGGGCTGGCCATCGTGGTCGGCCTGGCGTCTGGGCGCCTGCTGTGGCCCCAGACGAAGGCGCAGGAGCCGAAGTCATGAGCGCACGCGCATCGATCGGCGAACTATCCGAGCTCGCCTTCACGCTTCTGGATGATGACGGCGTGACCCCGATCGTGGGGGCTGTCGGCGGCGACTTCACCGCGGTCGCGCTGGTGGGCAGCGTGCTATCCGCGCAGCCCGTGACGGTCAGCGAAAGCGCGCAGGCGGGCGTCTACGTCGCGGAGCTGACGCCCGACGTTCCGGGGCGCTGGCTGGCGCGCGTCATCCACGACGAAACGGGCCAGGTGCACGAATGCCAGATCGACGTGGGCGGCGATGCGATCGCCCATTCGATGGCTGTCATCGAAGGGTCGACGGTCTACATCGAGTCCTGGCTGCAGCGCGACGGTGAGGGGGTCATCGCGACGACGTCCTGCACGGTGGTCATCTACGATCGCGATGGTGCAGTCGTGGCAAGTACGTCGAGCATGTCACCGGACGCGCGCGGTCACTTCACGATGTCCAGCGCGATCGCATTGACGGCAAACCGCCCTTACAACGTGATCACGACGATCGCCGACGCACGCGGCAGCGTGCGCAGCTACGAAGGGCTCGCAACGGTTCAGGGATGATCGGGATCTGCAAAACGGGCGTGCTGTTCTACCAGCCGCTGCTCGAGCCCGCGGTCGTGACCGCTGTCGACTTCGCGATCGAAGTCGTGGAGCAGCCGGTCGTCGACGTCGTCGCGGTCGCTGATGATGTCGTCGTCGACGTGCTGGCCGCTGCGCCCATCGAGCTCGAAGTGAACGACCCCGAAGCCATCGTGATCGCCGATGGCGATATCGACCTGGAAGGTGAGTGCTGAATGTCCGCGACGTTCCAGATCAAGCGTCACGATCTCGAGCCATCGATCCGGGTGACGGTCAAAAGCAAGTCGACCGGGCTGGCGATCGACCTGACCGGGTACACCAGCGCGAACTTCATCATGCGCCAGGCGGACGCTGTCGCGCCGAAGGTCGATGCGGCCGCTGTGATCGAAGACGCAGCGGGCGGGATCCTTCGCTACGACTGGGCATCGGGCGATACGGATACCGCCGGCATCTACGATGCGGAGTTTTCGATCCTGACACCAGGGGCGAAGCAGCGAACATTCCCGGGATCGGGATTCATCCGGATCGCGATCGATCCCGATCTGGACGACGCATGAAGGGGACAAGCAATGGCTGATGATGAAGAAGCGACTTTCGAACCCGCCGATCCGCCCCCGCGCATGGAAAGCGACGGGTCAGCGCGAACCGTCGACCAGTGGCGCGATGAGCTGTTCCCCGCGCAGGGCAAACGCCAGCACCGCGCCTTGTGGCAGCACAATGCGGCATCGTCGCTGCATGGCTGGTCAGATCACGCCTTCCATGCAAACGCGCCGATGCAGCTTTCGCGCGCGGACTACGATGCAGCGCTGAAGGCCGCATCGACGCCAGACGCAGCGGGGCGCTACAGCGCCCACCTACCGGCGCTGAGCCGATTCAAGGGGAAGTGAACGATGAGCATCCCGAAGCAAACACTGACGATCCAGGATCCGGGGCTCGGACTGGTCGAAGCAGCGACCACGATCCCGCTGTTCATGGGCCCCAGTGAAAAGGGCACGGTCAACGCGATCGCGACCGTCAGCAACAAGCGCCAGGTCGTGGACACCTGGGGCCAGGGGCCATTGTCCGAGCACATGTGCCGCGCGCTGGACGAAGCGGGCGGCCCGATCCTGGGCATGCGGATCACGGGCGACGTCGCAGGCGCAGCTGGCGCGGTGACGAAGGTCGCGGCGGGCTCGAGCACGGGCACCGTCACGGTCGCGCAGGCGCCCTATGACGCTTACGAAGTCATCGCGACGATCGTGACCACTGGCGGCCTGGGGGCCGCGACGTTCACGTATTCACTGGACGATGGCCGCACGGTTTCCCCCGTGCTGACGGTGCCCGCTGGCGGCGTCTATTCCATCCCAGGCACGAACCTTCAGATCACGTTCGTTCCCGGCGCTGGCCCTACGCTGTTCGAAGCGGGCGACACCCACTCCTTCGACTGCACGGCCCCGTATTTCAGCACGACCGAGCTCGGGAACGCCTTCGACGTCGTCGACGTCTACACATCGCAGATCGACTTCTTCGTGCTCTGCGGGCGTCCGGCGGATTCGACCGCGGGCGCGACGATGCTGGCATCGCTGCAGACCCGGCTGGCCGGCCTCGAGTCCGCGCAGCGCTACATGGGCGCGATCATGGACGTCGGGATCGACACTACGGCGAACGTCATCACGAATGTCGTTCCGACCACGGGCGTTCGGGTGTGCCCGACCTACGGGACCGCGGACATGGCGAGCTCGAAGCCGATCACTGGCTGGGGGACGCCGAAGCTTCCAGCCACGGTGCTGATCGCCGCGCGCGCGCACAGCGAGCTGATCAGCACCGATCTGGCACGCACTGCATCGGGCGCGCTGGATGGCGTCGTCGAGATCAGCCACGACGAGTTTCTGACGGAGGAGCTGGATCAGCACAAGATCAGCACGCTGCGCACCTGGCCGAACGTCGCGGGCTTCTACATCACGAACGCCCGGATGAAGTCGTCGCTGGGATCGGATTTCCTGTACTGGCAGCATCGCCGGGTGATGGACGTGGCCTGCAGGCGGACGGTCCAGTCGCAGTTCGTGTTCAGCTCGTCCGGGCTGCGCACGAACGCAGACGGGACCATCGACACGCGCGACGCCGTCCGTATCGAAAACACGGTGAAGGATGGCTTGCGCGCGGAGCTGGTCGATCCCCAGAACGCAGAAGGCACGCAGGGCCATGTGTCGGCTCTGAACTTCACGGTGACCCGGACGAACAACGTGCAGGTCACAAACGAAGTGCTGACCGCGGTCGCTGTTCGACCGCTGGGCTACGCGAAGACTCTGACGACCGAGATCGGTTTCACGACCGACGTGGGGGGCTGATCAATGCCGAATCCGATCGCACAACTAATCAACGGGAACAGGTTCGATTTCAGCTCCATCGAGATCGTGATCAATGGGATCACCTACGCGGCGGTTCAGGAGATCACCTACAGCCATTCGCTCGAGCCTGGCCAGCTGCGCGGCACCCGCGCCGACAAGCTGGGCCGCACGCGTGGCCAGTACGATTCCGAGGGATCGATCACGATGTACAAAGGCGACTACCAGCAGATGATCTCCGCGCTGGCGCTCGTGCCGCCGCTGCTGGGCGGCTACATGGAAAAGTCATTCCTGGTGAACGTCACCTATTCCGAGATCCAAAGCGGAGAGCTCGTGGTCGACGTGCTGCAGGGCTGCCGCATCGTGTCGGACGAAGACAGCCACACGCAGGGCAGCGACGCGCTTCAGGTGACAGCGAACCTGGACATCATGAAGCTTCTGCGCAACGGGATCCCGCCGGTCGCGCCGACGGCGCTGATCCCCTGATCGATGACGCGCCCGCCATCGGGCGATGAAAGGAACGAAGATGCAGATCGTTGAACGGACAAAAGAAGGCGGTTTGACCCCGGACAAGATCCTCGAGCTGAAGGGAAAGCACGGCGCCGATCTGGTGCGCCTGGTGCACGCTGGCCATGTGCTGGTGTTCCGAAAGGCCTCGATGCCTGAATGGTCCAGGTTCGTGCAGCAGATCGGAACCGACGACAAGCGCCACAATCGGCTCTCGGTGATGAAGCGGCTTTGCCAGGACTGCTTCGTGTATCCCGAAGGCGCCGATGGGCGGCCCGACATCGCGACGCTGAACAGCTTCTTCGATCAGTACCCTGGGGCGATCTCGATCGCGATGGGCGAAATATCGGAGATCTCCGGCGGGGGCGAAACGATCGAAACGGGAAAACTCTAGAGCGGCTGCTTCGTAACCCGTTGTTGGGGGCAGCCGCGATCATGAGCCTGGCTGATCGCGATGCAGATGAAGAATCCCGCCTGCATGGCGCGATGCTCGTCTGGTCGCTGATCGTCGATGTTCATGTGCTTCGCACCGTCTACGTCCAAGGGTGATGTGCCGAAGAACAGCAACAAAGCGGATTTCATCGTTCGACTGCTCGATCGCTTGTCGCGACCGGGGAAGGCGATTTCGCGCGCGCTGGGCAAGATCGCCATGGTCGAAGACCGCGTTCAGACCGAATCGCGCGCGACCGAACGAGCCCTGAACAAGGTCGGTCTGCGCGCTGCAGCGATGGGCGCGAACGCGACGCGCGGCGCGGCTGGCCTGAACAAGGTGAGCGCCGCCATGCTGGCGGCAAGACGCGCCGCGGTCGTCAGCGATGCTGGTGGTCGCCAGCGCGTGCGCGGCCGCTTCGTGACGCCTCGAGGCGTCGAACGTCGCAACATTCGCAACGCGCGCGTTGCTGGTGCGCCGGTCGCCGCGGCCGCCCCTGGTATCGCTGGCCAGGTCGGCGGCTTTCGCGCAGCCATCCAGGCTGTGCGGCGCTGGAACGATGCCACGGGCGAAGCGCGCCGAAAGCAGCTTGCGCTCAAGCGCGCGTTCGAAGACACACATTTCGGCCGCCTGATCGGCGGCTTCAAAACGGGCGGCAAAGCTGTCGCGCGGCTGTCGCTGTCGCTGGCGAAGATGGCTGCGCAGGCTGTCGCGACCGCTGGCGCGCTGTTCGGGGTCGGCGCGGCCGCGCTGGCCTTCAAAACGGTTCAGGCGGGCGCGTTCGGCGAACGGTCGCGCAAGGCACTGGCGCTGCTGACCGGGTCAGCAGATGAAGGTAACCGCGCCTTCGAGCTCGCCCGCAATACGGCGAAGGACCTGGGCCTCGATGTTCAGGACGTCGTGAAGCAGTTCATCAAACTACGCGCGGCGCAATTCACGATCGGCGAAACCGAAAACCTGGTGAAGCTCGGCGCCGACCTGCAGGCCATCGGCGCCAGCGCCGAACAAGTCGACCGGGCTATCCTGGCGATCACGCAGGTGAAGGCGAAGGGCCGGCTTCAAAGCGAAGAGCTGCTTCAGCTCAGCGAAGCGGGCGTTTCCATGGCGCTGGTCTTCCGCGAGCTGGAAAAGCAGACGGGCAAGAGCACATCAGGCGTCCGCAAGCTGCTGCAGGCGGGCAAGGTGTCGGGCGATCAAGGCGTGCTCGCGATTCAGAACGCGATCCTTCACAAGGTCGGGATCGAACGCGCTGGCGATGCTGGGCGGCAGTTCGCCGATGAAACGCTCACCGGCATGGTGAATCGATTGAAGACACTTCCCGGGCGCCTTCTGCTGGACCTGGGGGAGCTGATCGACACGAAGCAGGTGCGCAAGATCGTGAATCAGCTCGAGGGCGCCCTGCGCAACATCGACACCAAGACGCTGACCCGCGGGATCAACGCGGTGATCAAGGCGTTCGGTCGCGCCATCGACTTCGGGATCTCGTTTGCCGAGGGCTTCGGATCCAAGATCCCGGACATCGTGACCGCGATGGAAGACTTCGGGCGCGCGGTCGATCCCACGCAGACGCGCGACTGGGGCCGCGTGCTGGGCGAAGAGCTCGGCATCGCGCTTGAAAAGGGCTTGCGGCTGACCGAAAAGATCCTCGAGCTGGTCGACGCGTTGCGCGATGCGGCGAAGGAAGCGGGGCGTCTGCATCGTTTGCTGTTCGGGGATGCATCCAGCAGGCCCCCCCCGCTGCCGACCGAAATGGCGGCGATCCAGCAAGGTCTGCCAGCGGCTGGTGCGATGGGCGGCGACATCGCGGGCGCTTCGATGCTGTTCACTGACCCCGAGCGGTTCTTCTCAACGATCTTTTCGACCCCGACCCCAACCCCGCGCCCGCAGCAGCCGCAGGCCAGAACCGTCACGGTCGCGCCGTCCATACAGGTCAACGTCACGGGCGGTCAGGATGCGCAGCGCACGGCGGAAGCGGTGCGCGAAGGCGCACGCAAGGCACTGGAAGACTTCGCAGATGGACCCATGCGGGAGGCATTCTGATGGGACTTGTCGGCATCGGCGTCGCGTACTGGGAAACGGATCCGGACGAATGGGATCGACTGGGGCTCGGCACGTCATCGCTACCGGGCGTCTGGAAGGTGACCGGATCGGTTTCGCGCGACGTCGAAGTGAAGAAGTCCAAGGGCAAGGATGGCGCGCGCACGACCGATCACGGCTACGTGCCCGCGAAGGTGACGATGGTCGGGCGCTTCGTCTCGCTTGAAGCCTGGGCGCTGATGCAGTTGCTGATCGCCGAACTGCACCCGCCGCGCATGGGCCTCCCACGTCAGCCGCTGCAGATCAGGCACCCAGCCACCCAGTTTCTGGGCATCGATACCGTCTACATCGAATCGATCGCGCTGCCCGAGCTCGACGATGGGATCCTGCAGCTGACGATCGAAGCGGTCGAATGGCGACCGCTGCCGAAGCCGAAGGTCGAAACGCCCGCGGTCCCGCTGCAGAAGATCGTGGGCGAGCCTTCAGGCAACCCACCGAACGCGCTTTCAAACTTCGCTGGGCTGGTATGACCGCCATCGCCGCGAATGGTTTTCCGATCATCAGCGGGACCATCCACGAACCGCAGCGCGGGCCCTGGACGGCCCGCATTGAAGTCGATGACGACCTGGGCGCGGTCTTCGCGTCGGGATCGGTCGCGATCACGGTCGGCGCATCGACCTGGATCGGCGTCGTCACATCGGGCGCTGTCGACAATGGCAAGTACGTCGCCCGCGTGATCGGCGGCGCTGGCGGCCTGCGCAAGTCGCTGGATCCCCGATACTACTATCAGGCGCCCCTGGGGCTGGTCTTCACCGACATCTGCGCCGATGCGCTCGAGGCCCCTGATCCGGTGACCGTCGCCCTGCTGGCTGGGCGCCTGCAGGCCCGCTATTCGCGGCCGCAAGGCGAAGCGCGCCTGGGGATAAAGCAGCTGGCCGACCAGGTCGGCGGCTTCTGGCGCGTATCGCGCGAAGGGCTGATCCAGATCCTGACGTCGGAGGTCTTCGTCCCGATCGTGACCGACGCTGACGAAGTCAGCAGGGACGAATCGACGGGGACCATCACGATCGCGACCGAAGAGCCCCTGGTGCGTCCAGGGATGACCTACGCAAGCCTCGAAGGCGCGGTGAACGTCGTCGACGTCGTCACGAACTTCTCGGCCCGCGGCATCGAACAGATCCTGACGTCGGAGCACCCCGAAGGCGATCCGCGTGGACCTGCGGCGATCTTCGCTGCGCAGGCGAAGGCGGCGTCGGCCCGCGCGATGGACCTGACCACGGTGTTCTCAGCGCGCGCCGTTCTGCAGCACGCAGACGGGACGATCGACCTGATCCCCGACGACGCGCGAATCCGCGGATCGGGAATGACGCACGTACCGCTGCAGACGGGCGCCCCAGGCCTGAAGGTGACGGTGACGCCAGGCGATCGGCTCTGCGTGTGGTTTCAGAACGGCGACGCTTCTAAGCCCGTCGCTGGGCTGTGGGATCAGCCCCTGATCGCGCTCGAACCGTTGCTGCGCGGCCAGACCTTCACCAGCGCGCTATCGATCTGGCTGGGCGCGCTGGCGACCTGGCAGACCGAGTTAGACTTCTACGTGAAGATCCCGACGCCGACCGGGCCCGAGACAGCGGCTTACACTGCAGCCAGCCTGGCCTTCACGACCGCGACGACCGCCTTCACTACGGCGATCGCTGCATCCCTGAGCACCCTTCACAAGATCGTGTGAACCATGGCCGACCCGCTGCATGGCACTGACTTCTGGTGCGAGTTTGACATCGATCCGAACCTGACCGTGGTCAGCGGGCGCAAGGGGCTGGCGCAAGCGGTCGCCCGTCGCGTTCTCGCCCAGCCAGGCACCCTGATCTATGACGACGACTACGGCGCGGGCGCGGGCGCGTACCTGAACGGCCCGGTACCTTCGGCGGAAGAAGTCGCGCGCATCTGCGTCAAGGAAGCGCTGAAGGACGAGCGGATCATCGACGCCGCGGCGGACGTCACGCTGTCGGGCGAAGACCTGGTGATCAAGCTGCTGTTGCAGGATCAGTATGGGCCCTTCGCTTTGACGCTGACCGCGGATGCACTGACGACAGAAATCCTGACGGAGAACACGTAGGCCATGGCATCGCTGACCGTCCGACAACTACGAACGCCCGTCACGAAGGACGAAGCGCTTCAGATCCTGATCGACCAGCTGGCCGCGCTGGGCTTCTCGTCGACCAGCTGGCAAGCGGGCAGCGTCCAACGGTCCATGCTGGAAACGTTCGCCCAGGTCTTCGCCGACGAAACCGAAGGGGTCGCGGACATCACCGAAGCTGGCTTCAATGAGACATCGTCGGGCGGCTACCTGACGCTGCTGTCCGCAAGCCACTACGACAACGATCGCGAAGAAGCCGGCTACACCGAAGGGCTGATCGAGCTCGTGGCAGCCCCGGGCTCCGGGCCCTATTCGGTCATCGCCAGCCAGCTGGTGGCTGTCGATTCGGTCAACGGATTCACGTACCGAAACACGGGCGCTTTCACGATTCCCGCCGGCGGTACCGTCAGCGCGACCTTCAAGGCGGAGACTGCGGGCGCCGATCGTGACGTCGCGCCGAACACGATCCTCGAGCTGCAGACGCCACTGGCGGGCGTGACGATCAATAACCCGATCCCGTCGGGCGCGACGTCATGGATCACGGTCAACGGGTCGGACGAAGAAACCGACGACGAGCTGCGCGAACGAAACCGGGCCAAATGGGCCCTGCTGTCGCCTGCGCGCCCGTCGCTGGCCTATGCGTCGCTGGCCCGCGAAGCGGCTGCATCGGTCACCCGCGCCTTCGTGGACGACCAGAACCCGCGCGGGCCTGGGACCGTCGACGTGTACATCGCGGGCGCGTCTGGCGAGCTATCCAGCGCGGTCGTTTCGACCGTTCAGGACTATCTCGACGGGGTCCCCGATGGCGTGGGCCGGGTCGCCGTTGGCGCCGATGTGCAGGTGTTCAGCGCGCTGCGGCGCGACGTCACGATCCAGGCGAAGGCCTACATCCTGGCGGCGAACAACGATGCGACCACGCAAGCGCTGATCGTCGCGGCGCTGAACGACTACTTCCGAGCTCTGGACGTCGGCGGATACAAGCGCGACGTCGACGCGAAGGGTGTGATCGTCTTCGGTGAGCTGTATCGGGCGTTTCTGCAGGTCGGGGTCCGTAACGTCGCGTTCACGACGCCCCTGGCTGACATCACGATGGAACGCAACGAAGTCGCGATCCCGGTGTTTTCGCTGTCGTGGGAGTCGGTCTGATGTCGAGCCTGAACCACGTGATCCTGGCGAACGTTCAGCCCGACACGGCGACGTCCGTGCGGAAGCAGCTCTGGTCATTGTCACGGGCCATGAAGGCGGCTGGATGGTCCGTTGTTGCCAGCAGCGACGCAACGACGAAGACCATCAGCACGGACCCGGAAGAAGATCGCTGGGCATCGAGCTACGGCGTGATCGGGCCGATCACGAATGCCGGCGGGTCTGGCGCGGTCTTCGCTGCGGCCGCTGCAGGGCAAAGCATCGTGACCGGGCTCTCGGGGCTCGTGTCGGACGCTTACGCGACCGACAAAGGACGCTTCATCGTGGCGAATGGAAACGCCTACCAGATCGAAAGCGTGATCAGCGCGACCAGCTGCGCAGTGAATGCGCGCGAAGTCGCCGTTCCCGGCGGGACCGTTTCGTGGGAGATCCGCGACGCGTCGCAGGACACCTATGGATCGCTGGCAACAAATGCGTGGATCCTGCTGGAAGCGCGCGCTTCGATCGTGCTGGTGGGCACGGTGCCCGATGGCTTGCTGGGCGGCGAAGCCATCACGCAGGCTGCGACGGGCGCATCAGGCCAGATCCATTCGGTCGGGGGCGGTCGCGTCGTGCTGCATCCGCGCAAGCGTGGATCGGGCGCTGGCCCCCATGGCTTCGATGCGTCCGAGATCATCGGATCCGCTAGCGGGGTCGCGTTCACGCCGTCCAGCTATCGCGGCTACACACATCAGATGCTGCTTCGGATCGCGTCGGACGTCGGCGGAGGGATCTCCTGGTACTACGCCGAAGACACCATCGATGCGGCGACAAGCTTCAAGGCGAAGGCCTCGAGCGCTGGCTGCACTGCGACGACCGCGCCTGGCGGGGGCGGAACGGGAAACGCTACGCCGACTAGCCACTATGCGACGCTGGCCGGCGCACCATCTGGCAGCCAGAGCTTCTTCAACCTTGCGCCCGATCAAATGAAGACCGCGCAGATCGGCGTCTGCGATGCCATCGGCGAAGACGGGCAGAGCTCGGACTGTTCATGGTTCTTCATGATGAAATGGCACACGACACGGAAGTGGAAATACGTAGGCCTGCAAGCGCTAGACAATGGCCCCCCTGGGGATGAGTGCCCGTGGGTCGGCGCTTCGTCGTCATTCGTAGCCGGATCAGCAGACAGCACGATCGAGACTTCGCCGCATTATCACAACTACGTGACGTTTCTGGACATCAACCAAGCGAGCGAGAAGTTTGGGCGGATCCCTAATCAGCTGTTGGCTCAGCAGCTTCCGCTGGGGCAGCAGACGAACCGATCGCAGAGCGTTCTGGTCAACGGTGCTGTGGTCGGCACCGCGCTGGGCAAGCGGTCGATCTTCGTGAACGAAGAGGGCCAGAGCACGGTATCGACACCCTACTTCCATAAGGGCGCGTCCCGCTGGTCTTACGGGCTGGGGCCGGGATCAGGAAGCCCGATCGTCGAAGTCCAGACGGGCCCCGAGCCCATGAAGATCACCGAATCAAACCAGCTGCTTTACAACTGGGATCGGTATGGGCTGGAAGCCGTCGGCCCCTGGGATGGTACCGAGGTCACGCCATGACCACGCGGTTCTACTATTCGCCGCAGCTCGGGATGGCCGCATCGGCGGATACGATCCTGAACGTTGAAACGTCGGAATGGGATGGCACAGGGCGATCGCAGGTTCCGCAGCGCGTCGGATCGTTGCTGAAGGCGCCCGCTGTTTTTCTGTGGAGCGGTTTCGATGGCTTCGGCGCGACCTTCACATCCGCAGGGCGCTACCGCTACTGCTCGTTTTTCAGCCGCCCCTTGCGCGTCGACGTCGAGATCAGCGGGACCGTCAAGGGCCAGCTGATCTGCGGCGAAACGAACAGCACCGATAACGCCTTCGCGCAGATCGCGATCTACGTGATCAAGCCGGACGGTTCGATACGGGGCAAGCTATTGGGCCCCCAGACGTCTGGCGGAACCGAGTTTGTGCAGGCAAGCGGAACGCCACCAGCCACGCAGCGCAACACGCGATTTCCGCCCGCAGGCTTCGGGACGCTGTCGAACGTCAGTGCGATCGCTGGAGATCGGCTGCTGGTCGAGATCGGCGTTCGGTCGACTGCTGCGCCAGCCCAGGGCCCAGGCCCTTACATCACGTTCACACGCGGCGGAGCCGATGCCGACCTTCCAGAGAACGAATCGACGACCTACGCTAGCGGTGCGCTGAACACCGCGCCGCGCGGCTGGCTGGAGTTTTCGCAGGACCTGGACATGGGGCCCGAGCCCGCGACGCATGTTTACACGGGCGGTCTGTCGGAGCCCATTGCTGGTGGCGCTGGTGAAGACGTCACGCCCCCGACTGTCACGAACTTCTCACCATCGCCAGGCTCGAGCATCGCCCCAGGCGATTCGATCAGCTTCGACGTCGAAGACGAAACGGCCCTGGTCGCGTATTTCGTTTACGTGGCCTACGCCTCGGGCGATACCGAAGTCGTTTGGGACGGGTCGGCCTTCACGCCCCGTTTCGCCGCCGGGAGCTCGCGCGTGGATTCGATGAACCTGCAGCAGTTCAGCATCGCGCGCACCGGCGGCTGGACGGCATCACCCGAGGTCAAGGTCGTCGCGATCGATAGTGCAGGGAACGCCGCATCATGACCGCTTCAGCCAGCTACAGCCTGACGACGCCGCCATCCACTGCGCCCGTGCCTGCGCAGGCTGGAACGCCCCCAGTGACGCGTCAGGCGCGCGACTGGCGGGAATGGATGTACCGCCAGAGCCCAGGCTTCCTACGAAACACGTGGGGGCAGCGCTTCATGGGCGTATTGGGGCTGATGCTCGATGCCCTATCGGAAGGCACGCAGCAGGCGGTCACGGCGCGCTTCTTCAAGTCCAAGACGTTCCCCGATGACGCTTACCCGTTGCTGGGCGCTGAGCGGTCGATGCCGCGCTTTCCAGCCGAATCGCTGGCCGCCTATCGCGCGCGCGTGCTCGACGCCTGGAACGCCTGGCAGCAGGCGGGCACCGCGATCGGGATCATCGACCAGCTGGGCAAGCTCGGCTTCACCGCGACGATCTACCAGAACCATGAATGGGACTGGGATTCAGACCCGGCGAACTGGTCGCGGATCTGGGTCGTGATCACAGCGCACCCGTGGACGAATGATGGCGACTGGGGCGACCCTGGGATCTGGGGCGACGGGGGCACCTGGGGCAGCAATGCCAGCCGCGAAGAAGTCCGATCGGTGCAGAACCTGGTCAGGCAATGGAAGCCCGCCCATGTGGTCGTCGAACACGTGATCGTCGTGCTCGATGGCGGTTCGTGGTCGCCGACGCCGACCGGGGACTGGGACCGCTGGGAAAACAGAAGCGCCGCGGCCATCTACTGGCCAGGCTGAAGGATGCAAGAACATGCCAAGCGCCTACGCTGGGACAGCGAAGACCAGCGAAGAACTTTCGCTTCCAAACGATGGCGAGCTGCGCGCTGTCGCGTCCGTGAACCCCGTCTTCCAGGCTCTGCGGGATGAGATCGTCTACGCCCGCAGAATGCCGGCTGCGGGCATGGAACCGATTTCGACGCCCGTCACCGAAGACCTGAACGGGATCGCTGCTGGCTACATCGACGAAGGCGGATCTCTGTTCGCCCCTGCGTTCGTGGCTGTCGGCGACGACGATGGCGGCGACGCAGCGCTTCTGGTTTCGCGCGATGGGGCCGCATGGGTCGAAGTCGCAAACCCGAAGGCCTTCCCGCTTCGCGGCGTCGCGTATGACCCGGTGCTCGAGCTGTGGGCCGCTGTCGGCGATTCCGACGGCGCCGACGCGTACATCATCACCGCGGCTGACCCGCGCAGCACCTGGACCGAACGGGCGAACGCGCAGGCACAGGATCTCGAGGCCATCGCCAGCGATGGCGCGGGCGTCTTCGTCGCCGTAGGCAAGGCGGTCGCGGGCGATTCGTACATCCTTCGATCGACTGACGGGATCACATGGGCCGAGCAGGTGTCGCCGATCAACTACGACATGCTCGATGTGATCTTCGCGAATGGGCTCTTCGTCGCTGTCGGCGGCGACGGGTCCAGCGCGCGTGTGATCACCAGCGCCGACGGCATCACCTGGACCGAGCGGTCGACGGTCGGCACGAAGCAGCTTCGATCGGTCGCCTGGAACGGAAACGTGTTCGTAGCGGTCAGCGCGGCCGCGCCTGCAGAAGTCACCTATTCCCCGTCGGGGACGTCGTGGTCGCTGCGCGCATCGGCGGGCGTCGACGGTGCGAGCTCGGCGGCGCGCAGCCGCATCGCTGCCGACCTTGCGGGGCCCATCGTCGTGCAGTCATCCGTGGAGCAGGGCTACATGGCGTCCTTCGACGACGGGCAGACCTTCGAAGCGGTCGCGTCAGTCGGGCGGCTGGACGCGCCCGGATCGCTGGCGCATGGCCACATGATCCGCTGGGGGCACGGTCGGTTCATCGCAGCCGCTGAAGCTGGGCACATCATCCGCGGCCCGCGCCGCTGAACGGGGGCAAGACGTGTCAGGCGAAGTCTGGATCAAGGATCTTCTGGGTTACAAGGATCTGTCGGAGAACGGCGGATCGACCTATCCGCGGCGCAACGCGATCGACTTCACCGGTGATGTCGTCATCACGGATGACCCGGTGAACGATAAGACGATCATCGACATCACCGCGACGCCGATCGGATCAAGCGTTGTCGAATACAAGTCGACGTGCCGGGTCGCGACGATCGCAAACATCGCGCTCTCGGGGCTGCTGACCATCGATGGCGTGTCGCTGGCCGACGGCGACCGCGTTCTGGTGAAGGCGCAAGGCACCGCATCGGAAAATGGCATCTACGTCGCCGCGACCATCGGCTGGACCCGCGCCGCGGACTTCGACGCCGATGCGGAGATCAAAGCCGGATGCCTGATCCCCGTCGCCGAAGGCTCGGTGAATGCCGATTCGCTGTTTCAGCTGACGACTGACAATCCCATCACGCTGGGCGTCAGCGCGCTTGCGTTCGCGGAGATCGGCAGCACCGATGCCGCATCGCTGCGCGGCAAGAACCTGGACGCTGCGACGATCGGGACGCCCGGAACAGACGCGGTCATCGCCTACGATGGCGCCAGCTACATCGCGCAGAAGATCCTGAACGCCAACATCGACGCCGCGGCCGCGATCGGGGTGTCGAAGCTCGCTGTCGGGACGAACGGTCAGTTCTTGCGCACGACAGCGGGCATTGCCACGTGGGCCACGCTGACGCCTGGGGACCTGGGCGACAACGTGATCACGCCGTCGGCGATCACCGCATCGACGCACAACTACGCGCCCGCCGGCTGGAGTGACGCGACGATCGTGCGGCTGTCGTCCACGACGACGCTGGGGATCAGCGGCTTTGACGCAACGGCGCTTCTCAAGCGCAAGCTGCTGATCAACGTCGGCACGTTCCCGATCTTCATCCAGCACGACAACGTCGGCAGCTCGGCCAGCAATCGCACGTTCACCCCGAACGGTCTGGGCCAGTGGATCGCGCCAGGCGGTTCGGTCGCGATCTCCTACGATGCCACGAGCGCCCGCTGGCGGCTGCTCGAGCAGATCAACGTCGACCAGGCATCGTTCGGCACCGCTGTTGCTGCGACCGAGAACAACTTTGCGCCGACCGGCTGGGGATACGCCGACGTGTTCCGGCTGGTGCCATCTGGCAACGCGGTGATCACTGGCTTTGACGGGACGCAGACCTATCAAAACTCTCGGATCATCCGGCACCTGATCAACGAAAGCGCGTTCACGATCACGCTGAAGCACAACGATGCGGGCAGCTCGGCCGGCAACAAGCTGTTCTGCCCGGGCAGCGCCGACATGGTTCTGCAGCCAGCCGAAGCGGTCGCGATCGCGTACACGAACGGGATCTGGAAGGTTCTGGCGTCTAACTCGAAGCAGGTACCTTCGACGTGGCAAGGCGTGCAGACCTTCGCCACCAGCCCGCTGCTGTCGGGGTCGGCGGAGATCGACTATTCGCCAGCGCGGCAGCGCTTCACCATGATCGCGATGGAGCGGGCCCGACCGCTTTACCTGGGCTTGCCCGATACCGCTGTCTGGACCTTCACCGTGGCGTCCGACAGCTGGTCTACGCTGCAGAGCAACGCATCCAAGGAGCTGCGGCCGCGCTTGCTGTGGGCGGTCGATCTGCCGAAGGGCGCATTCCTGCAGGCTGTGCAGTGCGTCGTGAACAACACCGCAGCCCCCGCCAACAGCTCGGTCCCGACGGTGCGCGTGGTCGAAGTCACGCCCGACGTGA